TCGCCGAGCCGGACCAGCGGCCCCTCCAGCCGGATCGCGGCCTTCTTGATGCGGCCCGAGCCGGTGTTGGATAGCTGCTTGGCGTGGTCCTTGCTGCGCACCCCGGCGGTGCCCTTGCCCTGCAGGACTTCCGTGAGACCGGACGCCTCGACGAACAGATTCCCGATCGATACGTAGTCCGCGAAGATGTCCGGCGGCATCTGCGGCGTGAGCTCCTTGATGGAGGCCTGCGGCAACTGATCCATTACCCAGGTGTCCGCGCCGCCGAAGGCGTCCATCTTCTCGTCGCTCAATCCCATGAAGCCCGAGCCGATGCGCGGCGGATAGGCCTGTTTTTCCAAGATATCGTGGATCTGTTCCAGCCGCTCGTTCGACCAGTCCTGCAGCGGGATCAGCGATTCGATGTGCGCCTTGCCCCAGAAGAACTCGTAGATGCCGTAGGGCCGAATTAGGGTGTACGGATGCTCGCGCGGGAAGAACGGGTTGCACTCGGTATCGTACAGCGCGTCCTGTTGCGCCCGCTGCGGCTTGAAATCGCCGGCGGCCTTCAGCGCCTTGATGGTCTTCTTGGAATCGGCGATCATGATCCCGGGATCGATCAGCCAGAACACCCGGAAATCGCGGCATTCATCATCCCAGATGGTGAGCTCGTGGAACTCCACCATGGGCCGGTCCACCTTGGCGCGGTAGCTGGGGCGGCCCTGATATTCCGGGTTGAGCGATCCGGAATTGTTGCCCATCAGGTTCTCGCCGCCGGTCGCGGAGATGATCATCCGCGTCAGCAATTCCGGATAAGGCGATTCATAGGGCGTGTTGACGACGTTCAACTTCTCGATCTTGTCAGAGAGCCCGGCATTGGCCAGCCGCGCGCAGGCGTTATCCCAATCGATATGGTAGGAGTGGACGAACGCCTGCTGGTTCTCCAGCTCGGTGACTTCCTCGGAGAACACCCCGAATTTCCAGGGCTCGATCAGGGTGCAAGTCATGTCCTCGTTGATGTCGTTCCAGCCGCTTTTCAGGATCATGGAATCGAAGACGAGGGAGCCTACGATCGCGTTGCCGAAGAATTCGAACATGCCGGCATCGCGGAAATCGTTGTTGAACGAATCCTCCGCTGCCATGAATTGCTTGACGGTGTTGTCATCGGAGTTGAGCGGCGCGGAGAGTGAGAACTGCGCGGCGTCCGACGAGTAGAGGAACGAGGCGACCAGATCGAGGTGGGACTCGATGCGGTTATAGGTGGCCTGCTCGCCGCTTCCGGTGCCGTTCAACCAATACTGCCGCCGGCGGTCGTAGAGATCCTTGCGCTCGCGCTTGGACGAGGTGCAGACATCGAGCACCCATTGCAGGAATTCCTCTTGGCGCTTTCCTGCCTCGGGAATCCTCATCGGAATAGTTTCCGCATCTCTAATTTAGGACGCCATGCGATAGAAAATCCGCGGCAATATCCTTCTTCTTCCGAAAAGAAAACAAAAATGATTGCGTCACACTCTGTTCCGCTCGCCCGGACAAGTGAAAACGATCCTATTTCGAGAAGTATTCGGTTCTTCACGGCTTGTGCGCGCCCTCGAACGCGGTTCCGGAGCGCACGCTTGGAAAGGTCCCGTTGGGCTGCAATTTGGTGCCTGGCCCGGCCTTGACCTTGAATTGAACGTGATCGCTTGTCGGCATGCAGGCCGCGCCGGCACCCCGCTGGACCGGCGCGGAGAAGCCGGGCGCGAAAGTGTGAACCGGGCCCGCCGCCGCCGGGGCGCTGGGCAGGTTGACCTTCTTGGCGCCGCGACCTTCCTGGGCCGAATTCATGTCGGTCATCTTGAAGATGTCCACCAATGCGCGCAATTCCTTCTCCGCGCCCTTGGTTTTCTCGCCGCGAATGTGGCCACCGCCGGGCACCCAGGCCACGCGCACGCAGCGGCATGCGGGGCACGAGGGGTTGGCTTCCCACGCCTCGAATTGCGGGGATACGCAACGTGAATTTTGACAGAACCACGTTCTCAAAATGCCGGCCATAGGGGGATCAATAGGGGACTTCAGGGCTCCCCGTCAACGGGGTGTTGGAAATCAGGCACTTGACCGCCGATCCTAATGTGGCGTATGAGCGATCCATGGAGCCCAGCCCCGCCCCACCGCATGATGCATCCGCCTCGCCCGCACCCCCACCCATGCCCAAATCACCCATGGGCGGGCCGGGCGGCCCAGGCGGCTCCCCGATGCTCTCGCCCGGCGGCGGCGCCGGCAACCAGGCGGCTGCGGTCCAGTCCATCAAGGCGGTTTTGCCCGCGATCCTGAAGGCCAGCATGGCGTTTGCCGCCGGCTCGAAAGAGCAACAGGCCATTTTGCGCGCGGTCGCCGCCCTCAACCCGATATTCGGTAAGGCAGAAGGCTCCAACATGGTTCCGGCGGGCCTTACCGCGATGGCCATGCAGGCCAAAGAGGGGCCGCTTAGCGCAGCCCCGCCGCCCGGCCTTCAATCCGACAACACACCGCCGCCCGGCATGGGCAGCCCCGAACCCCCAGGAGGTCCGCAATGAGTGGCCTTCCTGATCGGATCGAGAACAAAATCATTCCGGAACCGAATTCCGGTTGCTGGATTTGGCTCGGCTCCGTTAACGAGGACGGTTATGGCCGGGTGAGCTGGCTCCGTCGGAATGCTCATGCCCATCGCGTGGTTTATGAGCTTCTGGTCGGCCCGATCGAAGCCGGCAAGCATTTGCTGCACCGCTGCGATAACCCGTGTTGCGTGAACCCGGACCACCTTTTTCAAGGAACCCCGGCCACCAATAAGGCAGACAGCGTTTCGAAGGGCCGACACGTCCACGGCGAAAAGCACCCCGCCGCAAAACTCACTGATGAAACGGCGATGCAAATCTTGCTCGCGCATGGGAAGCATCGCGATATCGCCAAGCAATTTGGGATCCATCATTCCATGGTTAGCGGGATCAAATCCCGCAAGCAATGGAAGCACCTAAAGGAGGCTTAATTGACGGAATATTTGAGGCCGAAGGTCCGAATTGGCGATCTCGGCAAGCGCCGGATGGAAGACGGAATCTTCCGGAATCCGCCCACGTACACCGCCCTGGGCGGTTTCACCTCCGAGGCCAAGTACACCGATCCGGCCGGCGAGCGATACCGCACCGGGCGCCCCTCGCTTGAACGCGGTGGCCCGACCGCTCAGAAGGGCAAGCCAATCTGATGGCAAACGGAATCGGATGGGCCGTAGAGCAGATGCAGGCCGGCCAAAAGGTCGCCCGCGCCGGATGGAACGGTAAAGGAATGTGGCTCGCGCTGCAAACGCCTGACGAGAACAGCAAAATGGGACTCCCTTACGTCTACATGAAAACCGCCCCCGGCCCGCTGGTCCCGTGGTTGTGTTCCCAAACTGATCTCCTCGCCTCCGATTGGGATGTCATCTGATGGCCCTCAATCTGGACCCCGCCGCGCAGGCTGACCTGGCCGCTCTGTTCCTCGAGCTGAGCCACAATCCGAAGACGCGCAAGCAGATGGCGAAGGCCATCAAGGACGCCAAGCCCGATTCGCCGCACGCCCGCGCCTTCAGCGACGTGGACATGTCCGAGCAAATGGAGTCGTTCCGCGAGGAACAGGCCAAGAAGGACTTGGAGCGCCAGCGCGACGACATGATCGCCCGGATGAACGCCAAGAGGGCGGCCCTCTTGACCGGCGGCCCGGACGGGTCCGGCCGCAAGTACGGCGAGGACGATGTCAAGAAGATCGAGGAGTTGATGCAGCGCAAGGGCATCAGCGATTATGAGGACGGCGCCACGCTGTACGCAGCGACCCTGCCCCCGATCGAGCAGCCCTCCGGCGCGATCCCCGAACATGGCGCGACCTGGGAATTTCCCGAGTGGGACAAATATGCGACCGCCCCCGACAAGGCGGCGCGGAACACCGCCCACACCATGATCACAGAGTTTATGAGGAAAAGGTGAGGCGAATCCCCGACGATCAGCTACCGACGTTCCATTGCCAGCACTGCGGCGAGAAAGTATCGCGCCGCCGCGTTGTCAGCCGTGGGACTTCGCGCGGGGTTGATCGCCGAATTCGTTTCTGTTCGTGCCGATGCAGAAATTTGGCGCGGAATGACAGCCCTCCGAAAGGGCATATCGACCGTCATGGTTATCGCGTGATGCCTCAGACCCGCGGGGAGCCGCAGGTTTACGAACACCGCGCCGTAATGGCGAAAATGCTTGGTAGGCCGCTAACCAAGCAGGAAACCGTTCATCACAAGAACGGGGTCCGCGACGATAATCGGCCGGAAAATCTTGAGTTATGGGCAACTCGTCACGGCCGCGGGCAGCGCGCAAGTGATTTGATCCCCGCGTGGAAACTTGGTGCTGCTTATCTGACTGGTGTTCTTTCTTCAAAACACCAGCTAAGTGATTGAAGGGATTGATAAATGCCCGTACTGGGACAAGGCATAATTCCGGCAAGCGGTGCCATCGCCGCCGAGCTGTCATCAGTGGTGCGCAGAGCGTTCATGCCACGCGTTTATGTTCAACTCTGGAAAAGTGCCCCGTTGATGGCCGCGCTGCTTTCCTCGGCTCAGGTGGCATCCGGCGGCCTGTCCCCGATCACGGCGCCGCTGCAGGGCGCGCCGATGGTGAGCGGGCAGTGGGTGGACTACTCCGGTTCGTTCCAGCAGCCCGGCGTCCAGCCCGGTATCCAGAACGCCGAGTTTGACCTGAAAGCGTTTGTCACCACCATCCCATTCCTGGGCATGGAAGGCCTGGTCCAACTGGATTATTCCGTCGTCCCCCTCATCGAGGCGCGGATGAACGACTCCACCAACGTCACGATCGACACGTTCGCCACCGCGCTGTTCAACAACGTGGCCAACACCCAGCAGCTCATCGGGCTTCCCGCGGCGATCGATGACGGCACCTTCGCGGCCACCTATGGCGGCGTGTCGCGCATCACCAACTCCTTCTGGAAATCGGTCTATGTCCACGGCGCCGGCAACGTCACGCCGACCCGGAACCTGATGTTGCAGTTCATCAGCCAGGTGACCAAGACCACCGGCGAGATGCCGACGCTGGGAATCATGGGATTCGGCACATGGACCCTGCTCGCGCAGGACTTCACCGCCCAGGAGCGCTACAACGTCACCCCCACCTCCGCTTTCGGCGCGGACAAGAAGGTCGAGGCACTGTTCCGCGCGCTGGATATCGCCGGCGTTCCCTTCTATGCCGATCCGTACTGCCCCGAGGGGGTGCTGTACCTGATCAACACCAATTATCTGAGCCTGTTCCTGCATGAGCGGGCTGCGTTCTCCTTCACCGGGTTTGAATCGACGCTGCCGAACAACCAGCTCGGCTACATCGGCGCGATCCTGTCCCTGCTCGAACTCGTTGACGTGAAGTGCAAGTGTCACGGCAAGTTCGACGGGCTCGCGTTCCTGAACATTTGAGGCGGTAGACCATGGCTCAAGTCCGAGGCGCATTCCCCTATCCCTACGCCCAGCCCCAGGAGGGCGGCGGCGT